CCCCGCAATCGTCGCAGTGCGTAGCCGAGGGCCGGTCCAGCTCGCGGCGGGCCTCTTTGATTTTCAGGGCCACCCAATCTTCATCCGATTTCGTTGCATCGTCGCAAATATCGGCCATTGGTCACCTCATGGCGCCGACGAACGCTTCGGCCACGGAGCGCACGGCGCCGGGGTCAAATTGCCGCATCCATTCCATGTCCACCTCTTCGGATGAAAGCGGCATGGGGATATTGAGCAGAGCGGAAAGGTCTTTCGCGTCGGCAAGCAGAAGATCCGAATCTTTCACGCCCTCTTCCATGAGCATCTGGCTAAGAATGGCCTCTACGCTTATCAGGTAGGGCTCACCTGTGGCTTTCTGGATCGAGTCATAGGACGACACCACCCTTCTGGCCAGCGCCGGATTATTGGCTGCTACGTGCGCCCCTGCGTGGCGTGCGATGATGCGAGCAGATGCGAGCTTGGCTTCGTGGTTCATGTTGGCGGTCGCGCACCCGCCGATGATCAGTGCGGAGCCCAGGGATAGACCGCCCAGGATGATCACCATCAAGCCCATGTCGATTCGCCCACAATTATTGATGAGCGAAGGGGGCTCTTTGGAAACCGCTTCGGCTTTCTTCGCCCGGTATTTACTCCACAACGAAACGATGCCGCCCCATGCCATGCCGGCCACCACGATCAGATCCGCGAAGTTGTCGGCCACCTGCTGGATGGTTTCCGGCGCGATGTCCGTTTTGCACACCTGGGCGATAAGGCCGATAACCATGGCGATCACCACCGAATAGCGGCCGCGGGCCGCGCTCATCAAAACGCTGTCTTGCTGCATAATCCCACCTTTCTTATGGTGCCACCAGCACCGAATCCTTTTCCTCTGCCGCGAATCCGGCAAATCGATTTAAACACCAGCGCCAAGCGTCGGCGCGTGGTTTTAGCATGCCATCCTCAATCCATATTTTATGGGCCTCATCGTCGCAGGCGCACCGCAGGCCGGCCGGAAGAAGCCCTAAACGTATCAATTGATACAGGGCGTCATGCACCAAAGAGCCGCGCATCGAGCTTTTCGTATCAATGGTCGGGCCGCTCGCACCGTCCCATGCGTAGCCCTCGGAGATAATGAGTAGGCCGGAACGCATCATAGAAACATAGGGCGTGACTATATCTGCGGCCGGTCGGATACCGATCGCCGTGGAGTACTGTTCTGCAAGCTGGTATTTATAGCCCGATCGATACTTGATTGATTTCATTTTATCGCCTTGATGAAGTCGAGCACCTTTTGAAGTATCCCCGGCACCTTCTTTTCAATCCCGCACAGTGCCGCGCATACCGGGCAGGTATCGGCCTTGAATTTCATTTTCTTGCCGCAGCATTTACAGGTTGGTTTTATCCAGAGCATGGACGTATTCCCCTTCTTCCCTCAGTGCTTCTTCGGCTATAACCTGCGCCGTTGGCATCATGCACTCGCGATTGCAGTACCAAGTGCCGATATGGACGCACGCGCCGCACTTTCGACCAATGTCTTCCAGGATGCCGCGCAGCTTCTTGATTCGTTCCGTGCGGTCGGATTCCATGGCCACCCTCACTTTTGATGATCGTGCGCCTTACTCTCTAAAAGCGAAAGTCGCTCATCCATCTCCGTCCGACAGTCTCGATGTAGGCTGGCGCAGTCGTCAGCCCTGCGATAAAACGGTCGGCCTGCATCAGAGGCGTTGAAAAGCAATCCTTTGATCTCGCGGCTTACCTCTCGGATAGCAGAGTCAAGGCCGCTGATTGCCGCCGTGAACGCCTTGTCGCGCTCCTCAGATTGGTTCTGCCGATACTGTGTCACAGCCCACGATCCGACCACGGCGCAAATTACAGTCGCAATCCCTAACCCAAATGCTGCCCAACCTGAAGAAATCACAGTTTTCCCTTTCGCTATTCAAAAATCCATCGAAACCCATTGGCCATGAATCCATCGCCGATTTTAAACTTTGCCCCCGATGGTGTCGGGGTAGGCGTCGGCGTAGCAGTGGGAGTCGGTGTGGGCGTAGGAGTCGGCGTCGGCTCCCCGTCCACCGCCTCAAGCAAAAAATTGTCGGTATACGATACAGCCAATGGAGACGGGTCGCCGATATTGCTCGGCACATAGAATAAATTATAAGCCGATCCCACCGAGCAGCGCATGACGAGGTTGTCCCGCGTCAATACCCTGGTCCCGCCCATGTCAATGTGGAGATATCCGTTTGCCGACCCTATGTCGTTGAGCTTGTACGTGATGACGATCAGAACCCAATTGCCTCTATTGAACGTCTGCGCGGAACCGTATGATCCCGATGATGTTAATGTACAACTGCCGTCCAATGCCGCATCGTGGTAAACCACTCCGCGCACTGTGAGCGGTTCGCTGTTGACGCAAGCCAATCCGGAATCCCAAAACGCCTCAATCTGTATAGCCTGGTCCGCTTGCCTAAGCCGGGCAAATTTCACGCCGGCCTCGTAACACGACGACCCGCCATCCTGGGGCCACGTGGAGGCGATTTTAAGGCGATAGGATAGCCGGATGGGCACATTATTTTCAGCGGTCGCATACCCCTGCATGGTCGCCAGGGTGATGGCTTTATAAAGCACCACCGTGCCTGAATGCGTGCATTTTACAGCCCCAGCGCTTCCGTCGTAAGTGTCTTCAGAGCTGGCCACGCAGTTGCCAACTGTCCAATCGGAGATGTCCAGGTCGTCGAAATTATCCGATGATATGGTAGTATCGGCGTTGGCCGTGCCAAATAGGGCGAAGCAAATCGCTATTGCTGCCAGTAGATTTCGCATGTGGGCCATCATTATCAACACCCCCCGCTTGATATAAATACTCCGAGCTCTCGCGCAGTTGTCGAGGCGCCGTCGAACGGGTCCGACAATGTCGGATAGGTGTCGCTGCAACTCCAGCGGGTGTTTGTTCCGGCAGTGTAACCGTAACCTATTGAGGTCCCGCTATCCACCAGCCAGCCAACGAAATAGGGGGTGCCTGAAACGATGCTCAACGATGCTGTCAGAGCAAGGCAGTTCCAGGCATTCGCAACCGTGGTGCCGGTCGAAGTGACCGCCAGTCTCGCTCCGGGTTCCCCGGCATCATCGGCATAAACCCCGCCGATCCACGACCGGCTGCTGGCGGTAAAGTACGCCGAAAGCGACACAGCAGAAAAATTCGCCCCGGCCACAAAACGGGCGAACGATCCGACCGCTGTTCCGGTTGAGCCGGGCGTTGTTCCCGGGTCGTGCCCAAGGGTGCTGACCGCCGAGCCGCCAGAACCGCGCACGAAATCAGCGATGGCCCGTGGAGATAACCCGAAGCCGGCCAGAGCCGCGATACCACCAGCCGCGAAGGCCCGCCTTAAAAAGTCGCGCCGGTTCATCGCGTGCCCTCCACCTGGACAGTGACCGCCGTAACCGTGCCGCTGGGAGCGCCCAGGAGGATGCGCAGGGTGCCGTTGGCGGCGATGGCTGTATCAGATACCGTCCCGGCGTCCCAACCTCCATTGCAGGTTATGGCGCCGCTCAAAATGGTTGCGCAGTTGGCGCCGGCGCTGTCGCACTCCTGTAGGTCGGCCGTGATCGATGGCGTTGATCCTTCTGCGAAGCATTTAACCGCGGAGACCGTGATCGCTTCCGGGGCCTGGAACCAGTTGTAATCGTCGGCATCTGCCGGGTCGCTGATCGTGCGCGATTGCAGAACTGGGTAGGCCACGGACGGGGTAGGGTTGCCCGCCACTCCATCGCCGTTTGTAAAAGTGATGCCGTCGCCGTTGGCGATGGATCTGGCCAGGGGGGAGCCGGAATTGTTTACCACGATACCGCTTGATGACAGCGTTTGGTAGGCGTCGGGGATATTCAGGGCATACCATTGATCGGTGCCATAAACGAAGTCCAGCACTGTGCCCACAACGCAGGTATAATCCGTGCTCCGATTGGCCGCCGTGATTTCGGACGAGGTAAGGTCAAATACTGTCGCATAATCGCATCGCACCCGCAGGCGTCGTCCCGCGGTGATCGCACTGCCACCGTGGTCAAATCCGGTGATTGTGGTCGTGTCGGCAGTGGAATAATGTTCTGCCGCCGATACATCCGGGGTCGCGTCAGCGGCTCCGAAGGCCGTCCATGCCTGATATAAAAACGGAACGTCTCCCGAGTCGTCATCCAATATCCCCGTTATGTCGCCTGTCCCGCCGGTTGAATTGCATACGATGCCGACTCCAGCGGTATATGTGCAATAAAGGCCGTCGGTCATGGTTCCAGCGTTGAGCGCCGACAGGCTCCCGATAGAATAGGCCGCCTTAAACTCTGAGCCGGTCAGGGCCTTGAGCGTGTTGCTATCCGAAAAAACCGTGATCTCATCGGCGTTGATCGTCCCCGTAAGCCGCGCCACGGTCGCCGGAAGCATTTGGATCGGAAGGCCGACGAGGCGCCAGACGCCAGCGGTGGCGAAGTCATCCGGCCTGATAACCGTGAAATAAGTGGCATCCTCTGCCGTGGTGCCGTCGGCGTCGAAAACGTAGTCATAGCGGGTTCCGGTCGTTCCGCTCAAAACAGCAACCTGGGCCGTGTCTCCATCTGCGAGGTTGTTCGGATTGGGATCGCTCGCCCCGGTGATGTCGAGGGCATCCAGGTCTGTTCCTGATATGCCGCCCAGGTGGGAAGTGCATCCGTAGTGCCGGGCGTAGGCCGGGGATGCAAGGAGGATTAAAAGGATTACCGCTGATAAAAGTCTTTTCATGGCTTACACACTCCACATGGTTTGTATCCCTGGGCCAAAGCCTCTGCTGGCGTGGCGAATCGAACGGTGCAGGAAAGGCAATCGTGGTATCGGCAACCGGGCTTGTGGAACGCCTTGGTGAGGATGTTTCCGGAATAGGGCGCCCGGGATTCATCTGGCTGAACGGTCACGATCCAGAGTTTTCCTGCATCCTCGATTTTGTATTCCCCGGCGCCCATATCTATGACGCCGTGACCGGATGTGTTCAGCAGCGTAAAGCACTTTGGCGGCGCTGGTGTGGCCGTGGGTTCGGGAGTGGGCTCAACGGTAGGCTCCGAAACAGGCGTCGGCGTAGGCGTCGGTGTCGGAGTTGCGCTCACAAAAATCACCTCATTGCTGTTGCCGCTCACATTCGTCCCGGAATAGGCGCGCACCACGAAGTAATATTGAGTGTTGTCGGCCAGGTCGTAAATCGTGGCTGTGGTCCTCGTTCCGGTCCAGACCGGTGCGGAATAGTCGTAATTCCCGCCGTGAGTCCGCTGGTAGAGCCGATAGCCGTCAACAGGGGGTTTGTTCGCATCCCATTGCAGCGTGACCTGGGCGGCTTGCGCGACGGCGCAAAACGCGCACGTTATGAGCAAGGCGATCAAGAGGGCTTTCTTCATGCTTCAGTATCCTTTCGCGCTGGAGTACACTTTCCACTATGCCGGCGATGCGTTCGAGTTCTAATGTTTTGACGTACCCTATATAAATCGTTTCCGGCATTCTGCCTCCAGGGTGCGTTCACACGTTCATTCCCTACCTAATCGATAAGCCGCTCCCGCCGCCCCCGGACATTGTTGTTGGCCCGGGTGTCGGCGTCGGAGTGGGCGTTGGGGTCGGCTCTCCATCCACGTATTCATACGCCCCACGGTCCCACGTTCCGTCTGCCCCGCGAGTGCTTCCGAGCATGTCAGTGTTGTAGGTCGCGCCAATACTATCGTCTCCGCCAGCGGTAGCCGCCGCCAGGGTGAAATCATCCCCGGCATAATTTGTGAATGTAGAAGTACTTATGCTTTCCTGATCGTGCGTCTCGCCCAGGTCTGATGAGTAGGCGTTATAATCATGTTCGCCTCTCATGGACGGCGCAAATGTGCAAGCGTAAAAAATATTGTTGTACTCGCGCCAGCCTGTACTGCCACCCATTACATCAAACCTGCATTCGCTCCTGATTACTGTATTATTATAAAAATACATATTTGCCCAGGAGGATTCAGAATCACAAGCAATCAAGCCATTCGATTCTCCGGGGTAGTCGAGAAATACGTTTCCATAAATGTACCAGTTAATAGGCCCTGAAGGACTATCTAATGTGGCGATTACAGCGGTTCCCTCGACCGTATCAAACACATTGTATCTAACCGTTGTGTTGCTTGTTGTACCGCAAGACCATGACTCTGAGTGCTCTAATGGAACTGATTCGTTTCTTGCAAGATATGATTGCTCAAGTAGCCAATAATCCCCGCCCCTTGACAATATGTGGGTTCTTCCAGAGTCATGCAGATAGCAATAGGCTATAGTAATATAACTCGCGGCTGAAGCCGCATAAATTAGGTCATTATTTGGCCCATCTCCATCATCACCTCCACCCTGAAAATCTATGTACCTAAAGGTGATATAACTAAACCCTGTGACGGTTGCGCATTTTGTAGTTGAAGATATTCTGATACCATGTCCTGACGTGCTCGACGATCTCGTTTGTCCATCTACTTCCCAATAGTTTGATCCGAAAGTCAAACCGGAAGTAATATCAGCGACACCATCACCGTAATCATTATCCCAATCGCCTGCGGTTCCGTGGGCTGAGGCTGTTGCCTTTTTGATGTAGATATAAGTTGATCCTGATGCAGCAGTATTAAACGTCCCCCCAGTGTATGTCCCATCCCCAATCCAGATGGTATCACCACGACCAGCCCTGCCCTCTGCCGTAGTGATTTGATCGCAAGCATCCGACCATGAAGAGCACGTGGCGCTTGATCCACCGTCGAGCACGTATTGGTCTGCGGCTTTGGCATTAGAGCAGATAAGCAACAAACACAAACAAAAGGCTGTAAAGACACATTTCATCAGAACTCCATCCAAATAGCCAGTTCATAGTCTGTAACTGTCCCCACACCAGACAGATCTGCATCTGGCACAAAATCTGTTTCGGCGTAAAGATATGAAATCCCTGAGCTTGTGCTTCCTGATGTGCATACTCCGGTCGCTGAAGATTCTTTCAGTATTCCGGCCCAATATGTCCCGGCAGCCAGCGATTCATTGATAGCTGTATCAGATGCAGCGCCGCAATTATCATAGAGGTATTTTGCTGCGCCATTAGCTATCAATGTCGTTGGATGCCCCCCCGAGTCGTTATATAGTACAAATATTACTTCTCGCGTGTCATTTTCGGAATCCGTAATCAAAGCCTCTATACTGGCGGTTGTGCCAGCACAGCCGATTGTTATTTTGCGTAGTTGGTAAGTGAAGGCCGTAGCCTGAACAGACTCCGATGATCCTGTTTCATTTCCATACGATCCTGAACATGGTGTGGGTGTCGGTGTCGGTGTTGGTGTCGCGCCGCCAGAACTTCGTGCCTTGATAACCGCTGCTTGTCTCTCTTGCAGAAGCCCGGCAGAAACAGAGTACGCGAAAACCCCTATTACTACTAAAATAATCCATGGTATTCTTTTCATAAAATCCTCATGTTACGGAGGCGTTGCCTCAGCCCACCCGGTACAGGTTGCCATCCAAGAGTTTGCCGCACGATATTGGAAGACGCACATGGCACCAGAGGTTGACGAAGTAATGTTTTCATCCTGAGCGGCAGCAAGTCCGTTCATTACAATGGTGTCAGCGGTTCCTGTGGTAAGCGGGTCAATAATGTTCGCGTTCGCCACTTCCAGGACGTAAGTAAAATTCATACCCACGGCAGGGTCTAGAAGCGCGGCGGTCCCGGCAGCGTTGGCTATGAAGGTGCCGCCGTAAAGATTTCTTCCAGTGAAGTTCGTTGAAAAGTTGTCCGGGTCGTCGATTACGGGGGTTTGAGCGCCGCCCGTGACGATCCCGGTTGTAGCCGTCCCGATGGTTCCGAAGTCGAGCAGAGTGACTCCGGTTGAAGAAGATATGACAGCCGTGTTCGACGTATCGTCGAGGTTGATGTTGATATCCTCGTCAGAACCGTTGCCCTGTCCTAAGATGGTAACGGCTCCATCGTTATCCGTTGTGATTAAAACCCCTCCGACGCCCATGGTAAGCCCAGCCCCGCCTACCGTTATGTCTCCAGTGAAGGTCGTGTCGGGCGTAATTGTCACGCTCGCTGCACCGCTTGCGGCTATCTGAACTACCTCGTTGGAATCTACACCGATTACAGAGATGTCCGTTCCAGCCGCGTCAGCCTCAGAGTAGATATACCCGGCGTTAGGAAGCCTGATAGCCCCCGCATCGGCTGGATCGGCACCGATGGAGATATTCCCATCAATGATAACCGTCCCGCCGTCAGACACAAAGGTATGGTCGGTTACATCGGCAGAGCCATAATCCATATCTACCGCGCCGGTAGCATCGATTGAATCCACTCCGGTCAAAGCACCTACCGTCGCGCTTGGAGCGGATATGTTTTTGGTTGTCTCCCATTGGTCATCGGACTCGTCGAACTGAGCGATCAAGGTCTTTGCGCCGCCCTGGTTTGCGTAGATCAGAACATCGCTGTTCTCTGCGCCATCTGCTCCGTCAACGTAGGCGGCCTCGAAAGATGCACTCCATTTGTCGGTGCCGGGGTTGTCGGAGTCCCGGAGGTCAAAACCTGGGGCCGCCGAGGCAGCAAGGGTTAGGCTTTTGGCGGTCGTGTCGCCGTCAGCGTCTACCGCAAAACCTGCCGCGCCTGCGCTCAATGTCGTTGCTGTGATGGCAACCGGCGTGCCAGAACCGATAGCAGCACTCGGGGATGCCCATGAACCACCAATCAATTCGCCCTGAACGTAGGCGGTTGTGGCGACAGAGGTATCATTATCATCCGTTGCCGGCGTGGTGGCCGTTGCCGCACCGATGGCTCCACCAGCAAAAATCAATGCCCCGGTGCCGCTTTCATCTGTGACGAGCGTTCTAAGCTCTCCAGAGGTATCAATGTCGGTGGAGGCGAGGCCAGATGCCGCAGCGGTGTCAAGATCGCTCAGAACCCCGTCTTCGCACTTTTTCCACTGGCCCTCGCTGTCGTCGTAGAAAATGCCTCCGCCAGTAGCAGAGAAAGTCGAGCAATCGGTGAGCGTGTCGGTCGGCTGGCCCTCGATTCCGGTTTCATCGATGACGAGTTCCGATGTTAGGGTTCCGCCAGTAAATGATCCGGCGCCTTCCGCATCCGCACCGTCAGCAAATCCGGCCGGCACACCGAGAAGTTGGGACCAATGAACTTTTGCGCCGGTTCCGTTCGGCGCCCCGGCATTGATGGAGTCGTTCATCTCTTCCAGGGCCGGGCCTGCCTTGGTGGCCGTCCATAGATTGTCGGCATCGTCAAACGAAACGTAATCATCATCGACTCCATCTCCGACCTTGGAGCCTGTCAAACTTCCGTCCGCAAGGTCAGCCAAGTCCGCATCGGCAGCCTGTGCTCCGAGAGTTGACAGCGCTTCCGTGGCATTGTCGTCATCGGTAAGCGATAGACCGAAAGCCGTTATGCCCAGCTTGGTCTGGATGTAGGTTGCGATCTCTGAAAGTAAAATCTTGATTTTGGCGTAGCTGTTCTGCGCATCTTCACCGATGATCGCGTCGCCATCTTCCAGGGCCGATCCCTCTTGAGAAACCGCGCTGATCTCGCCGGCCTGGTTGTCGTGGATGGCCGCGGTGTCGGCCCCGCCGGTCGCGTCGCGGATCTCTTGCAGTGTGATCGGCAGGCCGTCTCCGTCATCAAGGGTCATGGTGTTGGTTTCTTCGGTGATTGATCCGGTGGCCCCGATAGTCGCCGAGTTTACCGACAAGTCAGTATTCGATCCGATAGGGGGCGGAGCGGGCGGACCGGCGGAAGCCGGAACAACGAGCGCCAGAATTAAAGAAGCGATAAATAGTCTTTTCATATCCACCTCTACCGTACCAGCTTTATGTAAATGTCGAATGTCGCGCTCACCGTGGCCTGGTTTGTAACCGTGACAGTCAAAACAGAATTGACGCCCCGGTATTTATCAACCGTGCCCTCGGTCGTTCCCGTGGCCTGTATCAAGCTATCCGCCCCATCGTCGTAAATCTCACTGCCGAGAGCATCCACGACATTAACATCGGCAGCGTCCGGGGCTGTAATCCCTGCCACCGACCAAATTTCGTAAAAGTAAAACCCGCTGGCCTGGTACTCTTTCGGCAGGCCGGCGCTGATCGCCGCCGTGTTGATCGTGGTCGCCGGCACCGAACCATCGTTCGCATCTCCGACGCAAGCCAGCTTGATAACGAGCTGGTTTTTATCAGCAGATAGCTGATACTGCGTGACCGTTACGGTTCCGGCCGCGAGAGCCGCCGGCACGATAGCCAGGAGCATGATAACCGTGAGAGGAAATATCTTTTTCATTTCACCAATCCCTTCTATTGTTTGCGCAAAAATACTGCGTGGATACCGCAAGTGTTGGCGCTGGCCGTTGAATCGCTTCCATCGCTGGTTGACCATAACCTCAGCCCGAACGAGCCGTCCCCGGTTATGACAAATATTCCTGTAACGTTAAGGTAAAACGTGGCGCCGGCCCCGACGCTTGGATGCGATGCTATGAAGTTTTCGGATGCGCTTGCCATCTGATAGGTGGCCGTACCGGTTCCGGCAAGATTGGTAGCCACATGCCCAGCAGTCCCGCCTTTTACTGCCTGAAGGTTTCCGACCGCCAAAATTATATCACCGACGACAACGTTCCCGACAACTAAGGCAGCTACTTCTTCCCCGGTAAACGGTATGGTTTCTACGCCAGAGTTTGTCGAAGAGAGCGCCGCATTCGTCGGCATGTTCGAATCGATCTGCGCGGCGCTCTTGGTGATCGCATGCAGCTTTGCAAAGTCAGCGGCCAGCGCGCCCTGGTTGTGCAATTGAGATACTTCGGCGGCCGTGGCTGTGGCGTCATCGCAAAGCCTGTCGATCTCTGTGGACGTCGATCCTAAAGCCACATCTTCATTAAGCCGTGGCCCCGTAAGGCGCTTATTGGTTGCGGTCTGCGAACTGTTGTTATCAAGGATGTCTCCAGCCGAAGTGCCGCCGATTGTGCGGCCACCAAACGAAAGAACGGCGCCGGTCGTGTCGTTGTAGGTGGCGAGCGTCACCCATCCGTAGGTGGCGGAGTAAATCCTTATCGATATGACCGGGCTCGCCGAGGTATCGTTCCAGCACATTCCGGCGAAAGGATTCGATGGCGCGCTGGTTCCGCGGTTCAGGCTGGCGACCGCCGCAAAGTCGTCTTCGAGCGTTTCGGCGAGGGTCGCCATGTCGAGCGGAGACCCTGGGATTTCGAAATTCGTTACCTGGCTCATGTTTCAAGTACTCCGTAACCCTTGGCGACGCCAGAAATGGTCCGCGCCACTCCCGCCCCGCCGTTTGTGAAAGCGATGTCAAACCCGGTTTCGTCCAGGTTGGTGATAGCGTAGTAATCCGCTTCTTCACCGTTAAAGACCGATATGCCGATCTCTGGTACTGCGAAGAAAGCCGGCGAAAATGCCACCCTGGAACCAGAAGACAGCACGTCCGCGCCGAATGGTAAAACCCTATCGGGCATGTCGATTGTCACGGTCACGGCCTCAAGTATGGGCGTGATGCTCGGGGCCGTACCCGAAAGGCGCGCCATGAACTTGTAGGCCCTGGCAGTATAATCTCCGACCAAGAACGGCTTCCATGCGCTCCATGTCGGTGTCCCAGCCGGATCGTCTTCGGTCGTTGCCACATAAAGCTCAACGTTGTATTGGCTCTCTTGGGCACCATAAAGGTTTTCGGCCTCGTAAAGGTCCGTCAGGTCGTAAAGATCGGAGGCGGTGTCTTGTCCGCTGATCGAAAGTGATGCCGTAAGGCGCGAAGTAAAAACGGCCTCAAGGTCAACGTAGCCGGTAAATTCAAATGTGCCTGTCTCGGTTTCCGGATCGGTGAGCACGAGCCCTCCCATGGCCACCGACGCGGAAACATTTGTTCCGGTACCACTCCACGATGGGTCGATCTGCGAAAACTCCTCGACAAAATTTAACCCGGCAATACCAGCAATATTGGTGCTGGCGGTCGATGCTGTTGCGCTCTCGCGGCCCGAGCGGTCAACCGCTTTGATCATGTAGGTGCCCACCATGGCAGCCACGGCAATGCTGGTTGTGGGTCCGGCATTGGCCACCACGTCAACCGAATTCGCCCAGGTCGCGCCGACCGTGAGCGGGCTCCATCGGATGCGGTAATGAGATAAATCAAGATCGGTATTTGCCGTCCAGGTCAGCCGCGCTTCGCTTCCGACGATGTTGCAACCGAAGTCTTCCACATCCGCCGGGTCCTCGCTCTGGCCCTCTACGGCATCAAAGACAGATGAGGACCAGTCCGAAGCCACCCCGTAGACACTCACCACCTGGGCGGCAATCTCGTAGGATTCACCCTCTATCACGCCATTGATGATGCCGGTCACACCGACATCTGCCGGCCATTCGACCTGGCTCCATCTCGTCGTTCCTGTGGCCCGGTAGCGCAGGCGATATTTTCCGATGCGGATTGTGCTGCTGGTGGCCGGGGCTACGGTCGCCAGAATCCGGGCTCGGATGAGTGCCCCGGTCACCTCAAGTGCCCTGGTCCCGCTCTCCACATTGCTGATCGATGGTGCTGGCGGCGCAAGGCGTGTGATGTCTACCGGGCCAGTGATTCGCGTGTTGAATGCCGGGATTGATTCCGTGTCGGCGTTGTAAATCGATGGCGCAAGATCCACACAGGTCAAAAGAGCGCAAAAGTCTTTCGTGCGGGTTATGCTTTTAACCAGCAGCCGGGCGGTCATCAATGTGGCCTCGCCGAACATGGCGAGATCGCCCACCGCCGGGCCGTAGGACGCCGGAACCGATCCATCAACGTAGAATGTCGATGTCACAGTGTCTTCGGTGACCGACGTGGCCGAAAGAACGACGCTGTCACCGTTTGCCTTGCGGAACCGGCAGGCGTAAGAGGTGCCGGCCAGCATGGCGAACTCTTCGTCGAGCGTGACACTGATTATGGTCCCGCCAACGGTGCCGCCATCGAATTCAACGCCGCCGGAGTCGTCGAAGGCCACGCCGCCGGAGTCGTCGAAAAACCCGTCCTCTGTCGTTTCTTCTGTTACCGAAATAGATTTGACGCGGCCCCAGGCCGTACCCCATTTAGGAACGTCGTGGCCGCAATGGATCATGGACCCGCGCCGACAGGCAAGGTGCTCGAAGTCGCAATAAAAGGAGTACGTCTCGGGCCGGAGGATCATCTGCGCCAGATGGTAGCGCGCAAATCGATAGATCAAATCCGGGTCCGTCACCCCTGGGAATTCGATGCTCTCGAAAAGCGTTGCAT